CCCGCACTCCTCGAACCCACGCGGAATCATCAACCAGTCCCCCACCCGAACCTCATCCGCGCGCAAGCGCTGGAAAGGCTCGTGCTCAGCGGGGAAAGAAGCGATGACCCTATCTCCGTGCATGTAGTCGACCCACTCTCGGTCGCGACCACCGCGCATCGAGAGTTTGTGGTGCTGAGGTGAGAAAGAACGCCACTTCCGGCGACCTCCACTGGTCGCCTTAGCGTCCCCAAGATCCTCTCCGCACCCACAGAGACACTCATGCGGTCGAGTGAAAACAGGGAGCTTGTGGTTATCCGTAAGAGTCAGCTCTCGATCACCGTAGAGCGTGAGCTTCACCATCTCGTCGGGAGACGGGTACTTCAGGACATCCGTAACTCCACGGGGATGTCCAAACCGATCCACGACGACGTCCCCGCGCTGTATATCCTGGATCTCGCTATATGAACCGTCACTAAGACGCACAGAAGTTCCGTCGACAGAGCAGGCATAGGTGACCTCCCCCGTCATGAAGGACTTCGAGAGGCCCAGCGCGAGGAGCTTGACCTTCTCGATTACGTCGTGCTCCTTGTTGATGGTGACCGCGCGGTCGTTCGTACCCCAGGCCTCGAAGTTGATGCCGTAGTGGTAGATCAGCCAGCTATTCCGGGTTCCAATACAATCAGTGAGGTAAGAGTGATCTCCGCTGACCGTCATGTTGACCACGGTCTGCGGCTCCTCGCATTCCACGACCTTCACGCCACGAACCTTCACATACAGGTAGTCGTTGTCGGTCCACCACTGACGTGGAGTACGGCCCTCCACGTCCTGCAACTCGAAACCCCAGATATCACGAGAAAGGTCCGCAGCAGCCTGACCGTATACGTGCAAGCGATATTGCGCATTACCAGGACCGAAAGTCTCTTCTGACTGCTCTCGTTCACTGAAATTGCCGTACGTCCCCCACTGAGCGAGTATCAGCTTCACCTGATTAATCAGGTTGCGAGAGCTAGACGAAACCTCAACATAGCGACCGGAACTGCCCGGCTTCTTCCAAATGCTGCTCCCATCTCCTCCGATGTACCCCTTCAGGAACTCGTACTTGAGATCAAGCGGCCACGACATGACCTCCCCGGAAAGCCTCTTCGTCCGAGCCCCAGAACCTCCGTGGAGTTCGAGCCATTCAGCAAGATCAATGCTCGCGTTCCTGCGAGCACGCACCTGGCAGTTGGAACGGTCTCCATAGAAGACCTCCGGACGGTAATCGCACAGAGCCTCCACAATGGAGCAAGCATCCCGTACCAAGGTGTCCTTTTCGTCCGCACCGAAGGAAAGCTCAAAGCCTTTCCGGACACTGCCGTCCTCCCGCTCGTAGACCCCAACAGTATTCCCCTCCGCGACGTAGTACCCGAGCAGACGCGCCTTTTCGCGCGTCACGTTCTCGGGACGATTCTCCTCAAACCGGCGAGGGATCATCAAGTAGTCCCCAGGGCGCAACTGGGTCGATAGAAGCTTCTGGTAGGGGTCAAAGCCCTCCAAAAAACGGACCTTCCCCGTCTGCGTCTTCTTGGGGGCATCCGCAGGCATTTCCTGGTAGCGGTAACCTCCGGGATGCGTACCATGACCGGGGGAGAAGTTCCCTCCCGTGATGACTTCTCCACAACCGCATGAACACGTCCGTGGCCCTCCCCACACAGGCCACTTGTGATTCGGGGTACACCGAATAGAAGGAGACCCCACCACATCGATCTCAACAAGCTGATCAGTACCTTCACGCTCCAGAGCAAGCACGCTACAAGGAGCGCCGTCCTTGTCGAGCAACTCGTCCCCGATGTCCAAGTCTCCGATGGGGCGCTGAGAACCGTCCCCGAGGGTAACAAGCGTCTCGGGGACGAAACACTGAGGATCGACCTCGGCCCTATTGAGCATCTCCAAGAGCTTCGACTCCGCCCCTGGAGCGGGAATCCACCCCGTGGCGGGATCACCGAGCTTGAGCACCTTGACCGGCGCCGCATGACGCCGATACGTGGCGATGGTCGAGTTGTACACCGCGTCCTCGACCATGAAGATCCGCCACATCCTGCTCGCCAAAGAAGTCCCCCGTACCTGGTAGGGATGAAGCTTCCTGGCGATGAACGTGGTGTTCAACGGAGACAGACGGATCTTCTGCCGTGCCATGATCTTGGACACGAACTCCGCCGGCAACCTCGACCGGAACTCCCTGGCCTCGGGAGATCCGTCCGCGAGCATGCGCCGAAGCTCCTCGTCAGGCACGAAGTTGATGATCGGGTCCATGTTGACCACCGGAGCATCGACAACGTCGATGTAGTCCGGGTTGTGCATGGCGATGTAGGTCCAGATACCGAGGCTGTCATCAAAGAAGCAGTGAGGGATCGCCTCCCCCATGACCAAGTACTCTTTGATTATATATCGTAACCGATCCATGAGATGCGAGACCTGGCACATGTACTCCAGCGTGTCCCGGATCTCTCGGCTCTTCTCGTCCCCGACAGAAATGTCAAAATCGCTGACCAGCATCTCGGCATACATGTCCACGGCAGTCCCGAAGATGGGGTCCGTTTCGTGAAACAGTCGCCAGGCTCTGTTGGCCTCCTGACGAGTCTTCGGGTACTGGACTCGGTCAGGAGATTCGACTCCAGGCATGTAGGGGCGCTGCATGTGGTACATGGCGCTCCCACCACCCCCGGACGGGTACGGAGATACCCCCATCGGCATGTTGCCACCGAAGAAGCCTGCGGCCTCCCGACGGCCCGCAGAGGGGGCCAGCGTGGCGTTCTTGGGTAGAACGCTCGCCGCTAGCTCCCTGCGACCGTAAGAGGGGTCTGAAGAGACGATGCGGGGCTTGAAGACTTCCCCACGACGGGTCGGAACGAAATTAGCCATTTTCCTTCACGTAGCTCTCTCCCTGCGGAGGTACGACCACGAGGTGCTCCACGTCGACTTGGTTGTCAGGCGACAGGTTCAGCTCCCGCAGGATCTGCTGCTGGACCTTCACCGAGTCGTCCCTCGCGCTCATGACGTTGGTCTGCGCCGTACGCATGGCATCCTGGGCCGAGCGGAACCGAGTCTCGGCCTCAGTGATGGTCATGTACGCCAACCGAACCTCCGCACGATGGGCGCGGTTGAGCTTCACGACGGCCCTACGAGGAGAGACCGGCTCCTCAGTGGTGGGATTCTCGTCGTTGGGCTTGTCTTCGACAGGGGTGAGGTCGGGCTTCTTCTTGTCAGACATGGCGTTCTCCTTGGGTAAAGTGTTCTACTCCCTAATATACAAGAACACCTTCCCGATCTACCCCTATCATGACTGAGTGGCGTTGTTGGCTACCACCGAAGAAGTACCCCACTGGGAAGACGTGGCGGTCTCGGACATACCGTCATTCGATCCCGAGTCTTGGTACATGGAGTTCCCGACTACCGACCACAGTTCGGGCTTACCATTTGTTCCCGTCTCAGCCGTTAGGCCGTGGCAGTACCTCTTGTCGTCACCATCGAAGAAATTGCCGTTGGCGCTCCCCCCGATAGCGTAGGTCGCCGGGTCGGCACCACTCTCAAGGAGGTAGATGCCGTGTCCGTCAGAAGTCGCGGTTCCGTGGATACCGGTGAAGCGGTTGCTGTTGACAACGGTACCCTTGAGTTCATCGCTGTTCGCGTCGATGTAGTACACGAGTACGCCAACGCGAGAAGTGTTGTACAGAGCGAACTCGTTCCCCACAATCCCACAACGAGGTGCGTAGACTTCGACCAAGCCCTCTGTAGGCGTCCCCGTGGTCTCGAAACCGATCCTACGGCCATGTAGGTAGTTTCCATTGATGGTCACGTCGGGCTGACCCACGTAGACGAGCGGAGCGGTGTTCACCCCTGAGTTCGAGACCCTTTCGAGATGGTTCCCCTCTATGAGGTGACGCCCACAGTCGAGCCCTGAGTCGGACTCGATGTAGACGCAACAGCCATCGTCCACGTCCCCTCCGGTATCGGCTCTCAGGTAGTTACCCGTGATCAACCAACGGTAGGAGTCCTGCGGGATGAAAATACCTGCACCCGCCGAGCTGTTGTTCGTCGGGTAGCTGTCGACTTGGTTGTTGAGGATGTCGATGTTCGAGCACCGGCCCACCGTGTGGTCCCCTCGAACGAACCAGTTGGCCGAGCACTGGATGCCCTTGTTGTTCGCTATGGTGAGGTCCCTGACGTCATCCAAGAAGAGCAGACAGCAATCCGTAGCAGCAGGATTCACCCGAAGATTGGCAGCAAACGTGCAGTTCGACACCATGCTCCCTTGCGCCCCTGACGAGAACTTGATGGCGTAGGGAGGAGAAGAAGTGGTGCTGTCCCACGCAGACGAAGCAAACCGAACGTTCTCGAAGATCACCTGATCAGTGACCTCCAAGTAGTTGTTGGCGTTGTTGGTGTCCAGGCTGATCGTTACCGTAGCTGTCGAACCGAAGCGGGTCGAACCCATGACCCTCGTGTTCCCTCGAACCTGAAGGACGCTAGTATGGGTCAACGAGTAGGTGAATGACGGATCAAGGATGACCGTATAGTTGCTCGTCGAGTTCAAGTACGTCGCCAGTTCCGTACCGTCTCTGGGGAAGACGATGCGTCTCTGAATCTTGAGAGTCCCTGCGTGGTCCCCGCTCAGAATCGTATTGGAGTTCCGAACAACAGAAAAATCTCCAGTAGAGTCCCCGCTATCATAGGTCAGCGTGAGGTCGTCGTTTGCATCAACAGAAAAATCATCTCCGGAAGTGAGAGTGATGCTACCCGCACCTGCCGTGGTCTGGTTCAGGTCTTGACCACTGACAGGTGTGATGTCCACCTGCCCTGCTGTGGTGATCGCGAAGATATTACCGCTCGCCCGCTGCAAGGAAAACGAACCGGAACTGCCCCCGTAGTTCCACGTCGTAGAACCCCCCAGCGTAACGAGCGCAAAAGCATCGCTACCAGAGATCTTAAAAGCTCCTCCACCCACTCCGATTTGAATATCGCAATCACCACCCCCAGAAGGATTAAGAATAAGATCTTGGCCCGAGACAGGGTACGCAGCTACCGACCCCGTAGAGCTGCAAGTGAGAACACCCGTACCGTTCCTACTAACCGTGAATTCCTCGGTACCAGTATCATTAGCCCGATAGTCTAGTAGAATGGAACCCCCCGCATCCAGTTCCACATTTGCAACAGAAGAGGCATCGGTTCCCGCGTGTAGCTTAACTAGACCGTCTACGGTGCGAAGTAGTATGGTACCGGTGCCTGAAGTATCCAAACCGATCCAGCCATCGACGTCGACATCGAAATTGGCCCCGGCATCGATATCCACTGTACCACTCGCAGACGCCAACAAGATGGTGCCGGAACCCGAGTTGAAGTTCATGGCACCGCCGTTCGAGACGGTCACGTCGAAGTCTTGGCTGAGCGGAAGGTCGAAAGTGACGCCACCGCTCTGGTTGAAGGTCAAGAGGGCCACGTTGTTGCGCTTCACCAGAAGCTCACCCGCGCCCTCGGTATTGTTGTAACTGAAAGAAGTGGTCAGGCCCGAACCAACATCGATACCGGCTGAAGTACCGAGCTTGATCGAATCAGCGCCTGTCCCCTCTGAGAAGATTTCGACCTTCTGAGCACCGCCGCCCGCAACCCCAAGCTCAAGGTTCGAACCGGAGTTGTCGACGAGGAACTTGGAAGTAGCGACCCCCGTTAGCTCGACCGCGCCTCCTGAACCGAGATCGACGGAAGCAGAACCTCGTACCAAACCGCCGAGGAGCGCACGATCCGACTCAGCGAGACGGACCCGTGTCAACTCCCCGGCAGAAGGACTAGAAATCGAACCGTAGAGGTACCTGTCAGCCATGAAAGCTCCTCAGAGCTTCTGGCCTAGACGAGAGTGGGCTCGCCAATGGCCAGAACGATCTCGTGCGAAGTGGTAGCACCGGAATCACCGGTCGCCCAACCCAACCTCTGAACCACATCCCCGGACGTGCTAGGGGCGGTCGTGGTGGCGCACCCAGCGTTGGTGTCCAGGTACACCGCATCACCCGCCGACCACGTCTCCGAAGCGTTCGAAGTAACGTCGACCACACCCGTGGTGGCGATCTCAGCATCGTCACCGCTGGCCGTGGTGGCCCCGGTCACGCAAACACCACAGAGACCGTACTTCTTGTTCGCATCGTTGGCGTCCGCAACCGAAATGATTCCATTCGTCCCCGAGTTGTACGCCGTGACAGGCTGACCCGCCGTCAGGTCCTCGTCCGGCTGCGCGTACCACGAAGTGTACTCGTCGGTAGCGCCACCCTTCAGCTCGTTGAGAGCGCCAACGATAGAGGTCGCAGTAAAGGCAGCATCCAGCCCGGTCGTTCCCGACTCAGAAATCGGGATGGCAGCAGAGAGGTGCTGATCGTTGAGAGTGAGTTCTCCCGCAGAAGCCAACAGCAGCGTCCCACTGGTCAGA